CTGGTTATGTGGAAGATTCGTAATGGGGAGTTGGATCGTGATGTTGAAGTGGAGGAATAATGAATCCATTCTATGACGAGACGGTAATCCATAAGTGCATCTTTTCACGGTGGCATTGGTTGTATTTGTGGATATTCCCAACTTATGCTGTTCTTGGTGATGAATCGATTACGTTTTTCAAGAATGTATTCGGGCGTATATTTATAGTTGGTGAGGAACCTGCGCCTTGGATGATAGGAAAAAATAAATGAAATACAACTCTAAACTCTCCAATCCCAACTATCTCAAGCCCTATACTCTCAAGCCAACAGAGATTCCGGAAGGCTTTATTCTTGTCCAGGACACCCGGGAACAGCGGCCTCTATTCTCTCGCATCCCCAAGGGTTTAACAGTCTTATCGGCAACTCTTAAAGATGGAGATTATTCAGTAAAAGGCTTTGAGTCCCAGATATGTTTTGAGCGCAAGGTATTTGATTTATTCCCATATTGCTCATCAGAACGTGATAAGACCGTAGCCAAAATGAAACGATTCAGGTCCATGGAGTTTGTCGGTCTAATCCTCGAAATGAAAGAAAGTGAAATCTATCAATTTCAAGTATATACCAAGGTCCATCCAGAAGTCATTCGAGCAGCATTATTATCCTTTCAAGTCCGTTATGGTGTGCATATCTATATGGGTTCCCGGGAAAATTGCTCTCGCTGGCTCCTGGATTGCGCGGTGAAGTTCTGGAAAATAAAACATGAAATTTAGCCATTATAAGGAAGGATTAAAGGAGTGAATTATGCGTGTAAGGGGAGAAAAAAATGTCAGATGGAATCCGGAAACAGAACTATCGTCATCTCGATCTTGGGTCACAAAAATAGCAAATTTCGATGAAGTTATTGCCCTCATGAACCTGTCTGGAGAGTATGAAAAAAATACCCCAATTATTGCCCGTTCTGTATCTTATCATGCCAAAATTGGGTCCATTGCAGAGCAGATTCAGATATGCGGAAAGAACCGTTTTAGGACCATAACGGAGGTTTTACGGGTGGCCATGCACCTTGGAATCAACATTTTGTACCATATTTACTGCATTAAAAACGCAAAGAATGAGAACGTCTATGGTGCTGTTTTCTTTAAGAATCTTGAAATCGCTGAAGAGCGTGGCAAATTGGCAAAAATAGCCTCAGAGTTCGTAAATCAGATAAAAGAGTGTGAAAAAAACCTCAGAAATGGCACAATGACGGTTGATGAAGTTTCGCATATTTTGACTGATTTATATAACGTTTTGCCCGAAAATAGTAAAAATTATGTTCAGCATGCCATAAAGGAACAGATACCAGAGAACCATTTTGCCAGAATTACACGCATGATAACATATTAATATGAAAAGGAAAATTGAAATGTATATGAGCTTTCGCAACTTAGCAACCTGTCAACCACGCAACTTAAACACTTCTCAACATTACAACTTGCCAACCTGCCAACCTATAACTTGCAATAAGCACACCTGCCAACCTGACAACTCAGGTTTGCTTATACTACTCGCTAATTACGCACACCTGCCAACCTGCCTTTTTTAAGCAGGTTGTACAGTATGTAAGATATTATATACCGTTTTATGTTTTTGGGGAAAATTGAGGTTAAAATGGATTTCAATCTAAAAAAGGCAAAAGACAGTTTCGAGAATTACAAAAATAAAGATTTCCGAGTTCATCAGGAAGAGGCAATAAATTATATCCTCAGGTCGAATAAAAAAGTTTGCGTTTTGGAGGCGGCGACAGGGAGCGGAAAAAGTTTGATCGCCATGACTGCGGGAGAAAGTTTTGGCAGCTTAACTTACATGGTCCATAGCAAGATATTACAAAATCAAATTACCTCAGATTTCCCCGAAGCAATGTCTTTGTTCGGGAGATCTAATTATGCTTGTGTAAGAAATCCAGAATTAACCTGCGATGAATGTTTTGCAGATCCCCAAGATGAATGTAAAAAACGTTGCGAATATGAAGTTAGGAAAAAGCGAGTATTGGGTGCTAAACTTAAAATTCTCAATTATGATTACTTTCTCACCGAGACAAATTATGTGGGCAAGTTTTCCGGGGCTCCATTTGTGATTGTGGATGAGGCTGATAATTTAGAAAACACGCTGATCGGATTTTGCACATTAACATTTACTCCCTTTGCCCTAGTTCGTTTGGGATTATCTGGTTGGGCCAGCCAATTAAAGCAAACGAGCAAGTATAAGTCACAGCTCCTCGATTCATGGCAATCATTTGGAGTAACGGCTAAAAGTAAAGTTCTTTCGATAATTAATACAATAACAAATAATATCAAATCCTGTCCACCTGAGGATATTAAATACCAAAACTTAATTAAAGAACGCCGCAAGATTATCAGGCTCCAGGAAAAGATAGATTTATTCCTTTCCAATGTTTCACCCGACTGGCAATTGGATAGCGCAGATGATGGAAAATTAACTTGGCGTCCTTTATGGCTCACCCCATCATTGGCCAATGAATTTTTCTGGAATCATGGCGACAGGTTTGTTTTAATGTCTGCATCATTTTATCCCCGGCACGTATTAGCCAAGACTCTCGGGCTGGATCTCGATGATATGGATTATCACATGGTCCCAAGTGTATTTCCTGTTGAGAACCGCCCTGTATATATTAATTCCGTGGCAAATATAACAGCCAAAACCGTTGATGCAGAAACGCCCGTATTAGTGGAAGAAATAAAAAGAATTTCAGATCAGCGCCCAGATGTTAAGGGAATTGTGCATGCTGTGAGTTATAAGTTATCCAACGAGTTAGTTAGCAGGCTAAATAATTCTCGGTTCATCACGCATAACGGGCAGAATAGGCAGGAGGTTTTGGATATGTTTATGAAATCCCCTGATCCGCTAATCCTGATATCCCCCAGTCTGGAACGTGGAGTTAGTTTGCAGGATGATTTGTGCCGGCTTATAATTATAGCAAAGGCACCGTATCTGAGCTTAGGGGATAAGATAGTAAAAGCCAGATTATATTCAGGGAAACTAGGGCAGGACCATTACACTGCGACCATGCTTCTAACTATCCTACAAATGTGCGGCAGGGCTGTTAGAAGCTCTGAGGATCACGCAGAAACATTTATCCTTGATCGCCAAGTAGAAAGATGCCTCACGGACCGGCCTAGTTTTCTGCCTGAATGGTTCAGGGACGCAATAAACTTTGAAATGCCATTTTAAAATCCACTTTTAAGGCCAGCCATTTGCCCTAGAATCAATTTTAATTCCTCACGCGATAGAAGATATACCTATTTCGTCCTGAGCGATTTAAAGGCCGTTTGTAGGGCAATAAAAAAGGGTGAATCAAGAAGTATATCTCAATTCACCCTTAAGTTACTGTTAATGTTATCTTATTTTCGTATTTTATTATCTCCCGGCCTACAATCAATGAAAGAATCGGCTAAAAGGTCGTCGGTAAACTCTTTAAATGTAATCGGCTTAATACTACCTATCAAAAGAAGAACCGTACCATTAAAATATTCAAGCCCTCCACCAACATCTTCATATTCCTCTTCATCAAACCATTCTTTGGCTAATGTATAAATTCGATTTGTTGCTTCTTTTAAGTTTTGCGCCCGGATGAGGTAGGGAAAAGAAAACTCTCTTACCGTATCCATTCCTTGCACATAAATCTTTTCTTTTATAGTTCCTTTAAAAAACCTATATTTCTTTGTTACCTCTATTGTTTCTTTCATCTTATTCCTCCTCTAGCTATTGCCCATAATAGCCCTATAATTATACATATCAATATTAACAGGTCCATACCCTCACCCTAGCCTTTCAGGATCATAGCGAACATTAAAACAATCCCTAGTATGAACGCCAGGAAAACAATGCTTAGGACCGTTTTAATCACGCCGGCGAATTGAAGCATGTTTATAAATTCATTCATTTTCACCCTCACTTTCAGCTTTTCTTATAGCGGCAATACAGGTTGTCACAAAGTCTAGTCCGAACAATTCACCTTCACCGCTGTCATGGTCCCTATGATATTGAACAACGTATTTACACGCCTCTAGGAGTTCCGGAGCGGCGGCAATTAGAAAAGCATTTGCAGCTAATTCTTCTAATGCAGGCTCGTTTTCTTCATCATACATACCGGTAATAATATTTGCCTCGCGTCCATTTCTCATGCCTTTTATTTGTGTATCTGAAAAACCATCATATACTTCCCACGGTCCAGGTGTAAACATATTAATCCCTCCCTTCATACATATTTTCTCCATCAGGTCCGATCTTTCCTATGATATGCCCAAGATGTATTGACCACTCTTCAGGTCCACTACCAGGAATATCATCTCCATCTTCGCCATAATCCCCATTATCGACCTTGCATTGCTTATCGACCAGGGCATAATAAATTTCAATCCAGTCCTCTTTGGTAAGCTTGCTCATGATTATTTTCCTCCATTTATAATTATAATTCTTTAATAACATTATCCAGCCGCTTATTCCTCTCATTAACATCCAGCTTATCGAAGTCATCGGGGAAGTTAATTCCAGGCATGGTCCCGATCATTTTTTTCTTCCAGGCCGCCTTGTCTTGATCAGAATTACACAGAATATTCCCGATTGAAGCTACCATTTTAACCATTCCAAACTTTTTATCAATATTCCCAATTGCTTTCTTTTCGATAATTTTCTTGTATTTCTTTGCCTGCCTTTCATCCTTAAAGTAATGGTTTATGGTTTGATTTATTACTGTTTGATATTCAAACTTTTCCCATGTCCTGTTTAGATAGCAAACTTTCGTTTTACATCTTTCGTACCCATTGTCCAATAATACAGCTTCATGCTTAAACCCATTCCTAGTTTTCTTCCATTCGCATACAACTTGATACCCTTTTCCGAATTTATAACTTGTCATAATCCTAACCTCCCTTTATTTTATTGTTTATTGTTATTATTACCTTAGCTTGCAATCCCAAATTGCCGCTTTAAATACCTGATTAAACTCTTTTTAACCTGTTCTTTCCCAAATTCTTCTATACTCCCTAACTCTTGTTCATGATATTTCATCCAGTAACCTATGCAGCTTTTTGTTATCGGTGCTACTGGATAGGCCTCAATCGCGTTCATTAACAGACTAGGGACAAAATATCTTTCTTTAAAATGAGACAAAATATGATCCGGGTTATGCCCCTTTTCACCCCAAGTTTCGCCACTGCTATCTTTAAAACTACATAGCCAGCAATCGCCAGGACCAGGTTGAGGCACTTTTCTTGCAACTAATGCAGCTATATATTCATCAGCGTATTTTTTAATCTGTGTTAAGTATTTCATGGTAATCTTTGGATCATCTCCCTGCCCGGTAATTTTTCCATCTTTATGCAAAGTTATCCCATCGGCAAACACAATATGCCTCGCATCTTTATCGCTCCATGGATGAAGTATTTTCTTATTATATAAATACCAGATTCCCTTATCCGTAAATATTTGATAATTATTAAGGTATTTATTTAACCTTTCCTTTGTTGTTGGTGTTTTCCAGCTGCCTGAATTTAAGACAATATCTCCGTTTGCCTTAAATATTATAATATCAGTATGGTGAAATCTTATATGTTTCTCCCCATCTTGCCAATATTCGACCGTATTATTCTCTAATATTTTCGGCTTTTTATCTTGATCATATTCTACCCCTTGTAATATTTCCCTCATTGTTTCTCTCATAGTCGGTTCCTTTCCCTTTCTTTTTAGTTAAGTGTTATATTTATTAGAAGCTTTTCAATTCCTCTAGGGCATACTCATAACCATAGTACCCCCAGCAGCTTTCTTGGTCCACTTGCTCTTTCTTCTTATCGTATGTTTCACGCACACAGCCCCATATATCGCCGCTTAAATAGCAATTCCAGGTCTTAATTAATCCTTTTGCCGCTTTTTCCGCTTCATCTTCATCTTTAAACTCTTTTTTAGATGCTAACACTAACCCGACGTGGCTAGTATCCCATCCCTGTGAATCAAACGGATGCGTAGTGTTTCCTAGATATAATGCTACTCCGGAATGAATATAAGCTGTTACTGGATAGATGAAATAATCCACTGCCTGCGGTATATTGCTAGGGATCACTTCTTTCCCGCTTTCATCCTCATAGGCATAATCCTCAAACGTTCGCCTATACCAGTTCTTAGCATCATTTTGTGTAATAATTTTATCCCGTCTTATCTCAAAATCTTTATGGTAATGGACCAAAAATAGACCATTATCGCCATTTTCATCAGGTCCGCGGGTTAATTCATCATCATGGACCAAATAGCGCGCCTCAAACCCTTCTTTAGTTTTAATTATCGTCAGTGAATCCTCCGCCGGTTCAAAGGTAAACTCAAATCCGTCCTCATTCTCATAGCGTGTTATTGTTGTTTTCTTAATCATTTTCTTGCCCTCCATTTTGATTTATTTTGAATATATTTTTGCTATTTTCTCAATTGCATTAACATCATAGCAGTGAGGATTATTATTCCCATATCTTTCAAACCATATTGCAGCTCTTTTAGTTTTAAATGGTCCGATTACTGCGAAATAGCAATGCCCAAAGGAATCATATGTAGGTTCAGTATTAGAGTAGAAAGCAACTATTTTTGCCGTCTTGTTTTCAAATCCTGCATACCAGTGGCGTTTCATTTCATTCCTCGCTTTCTATTAGTTCACCCGTATTAACATCATAAACATCATACGGCGCCTGCCCATCATCAAACCAGTCATGACCAAAGCAATACGCCTTAATTCCATTTTCTTTATCTCGTTTATTCATTAAATATCCAGCGCCAGGCGCACACGGACTACAAAATTGGCAATAGGTATAATATGGAGATTTGAGAATAAATATATCTCCGTCGTCGCTACATTCGGCCTCATAGCCCTCTTGATCATAATAGAAGGATAAAGGCTCATCATTCCAAACATCCTCATTGAACAAGTGTAATTTGCAATGTTTACAAGTATATTCACCTAAATCATATGGCCGATCATGGTAAAACTTGTAGCCTTTGTATTTCTTATTTTCGTCAGACTCTACCACTTCGCCGCCGCACTTCGGGCATGTCGGAGGTCCATAATTCGCCTCACTTGAATCCGCCCACGCCTGTAAAACCTCATTCTGGCTGATTACTCCATATCTAATGCCGGTACTATAATCGATATTAGTCCGTCCTAGCCCGTAGTCAATTCCTTGATCTTTCATTTTATCCCTCCATTTCAATATAAAATGTTTTTGCATAACTTTCCTCGCGGCGAAATGGGTCGGACAAATCGCCATCTTTAGACTGCACTAAACAGCGTTTTTTATTGTAACGGCAGAATATCGGGCTGAAGTTCCCTATTTGTTCGGACCAAACAACCCGCCTAATTGTTTTAATAAATTTACCGGGTTCACCATAATTTTTGCCTTTACTGCATACAGCTATTATATATTGCTTTCTCATTTTTCACCCCTCCTTTATTCATAGTTTTCAAGCGGTTCAATTGCATTCTCCAGGTCGTCGTATGCTGACTGTAAAATATCGACCTGATCACTTAATAAATCAATTCTTTCCTCATTCGGGTAGTCTCTTGATTCAGCATTATCAAGAGCTTCTTGTTTTTTATAGATCAGTTCTTGTAAATTTTCTAATTGCACCCTGATTTTATCAGCCAATGCCCGAACTTGTTTTGATGTTACTGCCATGTTCTTTCCCTCCATTTTATTTGTTATCCTGCCCTCATCTTTGTTCCCGATGATCAGGGGCAGAGGAAAAACAGGTCGTTTAGTTATGATTTTCAACATCAATCGCTTTGTCAATGATGTCTTTTAGTCTGCGCCATGCTGTCAACGCATCAGCATCATCACAGTAATGAAATTCAATGCCTGCATATAGTACAGAGTACACATTCGAGGCATCACTAAGCTTTTTAGCCTTCAGTTCAGGATATTCTCTTTTCATCACAGCACCCCCATTTTTTATTTTGTTGCCCTTATGCTGATAAAAAAAGGCCGCCCTTGCCCCTGATGAGGCAGGTACGGCCAGCTTTTTATAACTCCAGGCGGCGCAGAGCCACCCGAATTCCTGCCAAACTTTCCCGCAACTCTTTTTTGGTTGCCGGGAATGTTCCCCAGCCGCCCGCAACATGGGCGACTGAGATAAAAATTTCTCTCCCCGCCTTTCGGCGGAGCCATAATTCGACTTCGCCGAACAATCCCAACTTTTTCAGATGGGGGTAAAATTCCCCCTTCGCTTTTAACAATTCTTTTCTTTTCATTTTTCATTCCTCCAGTTTTATTTTGTTTTCCTGCCCTCATCTCTACCCCCGATTGATCAGGGGCAGGGGGAAAACAGGTCGTTTAATATTCTGCTACCACCGTTTTTGGGGCAGTAACACTGCCCGTTGCGGGGTCATATTCTTCTGGCCCGTACGATACCTGCGTACGGGTTATTTGCTGATCAGCGTCATCCAAGCATTTGACGCTGTCAAATGCCCACGTCGGGATAAAGCTGGAAAATTCCAGGACTGTCCCCACGGGGAAATATATCGTTTTCCCTGTGAGGTTTTTTACGTCTACCCGGTCAAGGTCTAAGTGGCCGTAAAACTCATCTACGACCCTATCATCGTAGATATAGTATTCCCACCCGTCTGGGCGGGTCTTGTCCTGGACGGCGATAATATCGCCATCTGACCGTTTACGAGTGCTTAACTCCCTGTATTTCATCTCCCTACCTCCTGTTTTATTTTGTGTCGCTGTTGTATTATATTGATTGCAATCCCCGTGCCAAAAATTATCCAAATCCCCATTTATCTGTAATTCCCCTATAATTCTAATCACTTCCATTTCGTGCCAACTCGCCAACTCCCCAATCTTCTCCCCATTTCTCGACATTTTCGTCGCCCATGTATAGAACGCCCGTTCTATCAATCCATAAATCATTAACAATTCCACCACTTTCTCAATTCGACGTTTTTGTCGGGCAATTCGACGTTTATGTCGGGCAAAAGGCGATAATGTGGGAGGATAGATAGCGGAAACAAAAGATGTGAATTCGACTTTAATTACAGCATGTTAAGTGCAAAAGCGAGAAATTGGTTTAAGGATAGGTAGGGAAAGTGCGAAAATCGCACACCTTATAACGCTCTGTTATATCTTCATAACAAACTGTTATATTGGCATGTATATATATAAGGATATATACGCTTCACATATCATGCCTATACTACATTGTAATACACATAGTCGCATAATAAATATTATGTAAACTATATTGATTTTATTAATGATTTTACTTAATACATATACTGATTAGGTTGATAAGTCGGTTGTCAACAGGGCTATACACAGTACTGGAGAGCATGCGTTCATCTCATTTATTTTTGCGCCGGCCTCCGGGTCCGTCCACCAGGCCACAAAAAGAATTACTTTCCCAGACACCCGTACACCACCCAGACGCATATACATACCTAGTGTATTATTTTTATACCACCCATATGTGCATTACCCTCCCCCAGAATTCCCCTATCTCCCATTAGTTGAACAAAAACAATCCCTTAGCCAATCCATCACGCTATCGCCCTTTTTCACCCCTATCATAAAACGTTTCGGCCTAAAATTTTAGAAAAAAATCAGGGAGTTAGGGTGGCATGGGAGAATTATGATGCCTGTTCTTTCTTATATCTTGACAGGAAGGGAGAATTATGCTTTCATATCGGGGACATAAAAAGGGGGTGTAGAGCGATGGCCAAGAAGAAATATCAAAAACCAGTTATTATTAAGCAGGCTAAGATGACATTCCCGATTGATATTGTCTCTCGTGATGGCAAGCAGCCGGTCTGTAAGCAATGTTCATCGTGTCATGGTTGTCGGTGATGGTAGAGTATCTGATATGATAAATGGTAATGAGGGCTTTTATAAGATGATACAGAAACGCAAGCCGACCCACACTGGCCACAGGAAAGACTCGCCAATCTCGGATAACTTCAATTGGGATAAATCCACCGACCTCAGCCAGCGCAAACTCAAGGATGTCAAGAAGCAGCTCAAGAGGGACGTTGAGGAGGCCATCAAATATAAAAGGAAGCATGGCATACCGTTGACCCCCCCTGCTTCAGACTTTCTTACTCCTGCGACTCCATCTGCCCAGCCAGACAACACTAACAATGATCCCGACCCCCATGACAATATAGATTTTTCCGATGAGAAGTTTGCCTCTCAGATGTTGGCCGATCTCCGGAAAGCCTACAGGTCTGCCACCGGACTCAAGAAGCTCAAGGATATGATGAAGGACGATAAGAACTTTGCTTATTTCGTGAAGGAGCTCTTGCGTGTGGAAACCATGGCAAAATTAGCTCGAAAGGATTCAGGGAGTGGGGGAGGCATTGCGGCGTTTGTTGTGATCAAGGGGCTGGAGGAGAGTAAGCAGTTACAGTCCATGATGGATAACTATGAAGATCCGATGATCAAGAAACAGGTGGACAGGCTTATGGACCCGGAGGGCGCAATACCTTTAACCGAGGAGGATGAAAATGAGGGCGAAAGAGATAATGAGGGTGATAGCGGATCTGATGATGGATCTGATCTGGAGGCTGATGAGCTGGAAAACACGAATGAGACTGAGGGTGATAGTGTGGATTTACCTGATGGCAATGAGACTGGGAAGGTGGGCGAAGAGGGAGTCGGGGATGCAGATGAGAAGAATGGAAGAGAGGGGGAAGGCGTAGATGACTGGTAAACCTGACTGTATCCTAATCGACTCATACGCTGACAATTCCACCAAGCTCCAGATACTCTCCGATCAGATATCCCGGGCGAAAGCCACCACAACGTTGCCCATAATTCTTACCTCCCATATTCCGGTTCCTGATGCCATATTGAAGGATGTGGACTATTTTATCTATGACCGGAATAATGCGCTGTCCGAGAACTATGTCTTTTCCATTCACTTTGATGCACAGAACTACTGCAATGTAAAGTCCAAACGATCATCCCCATACCATGCCCTGAGCTGCTATAGATCGATCAAGAATGGCGCCTCGTTTTGTCGTGGCAAGTTTAATTATGTGCATTTCTTCGAGTATGATTGCTTGGTTAATTTCCCAGAATACCTCAGCCTAGTTACTCCTATATTGAATTTTGATGCTAAGTTTGTTGGCCAGGATTATTACATTGAAGCCCAGAATATGAAGGGGATAATAACCAATTTCTTCTCTTTTCACACTCGCTGGATGGATGACTTTTTGGTGGAGATTGATAACTGGGATGAATTTAGGAATCTTGGCAAGGGAAGCGGCGATCATCTTATGCTTGAGAACTGGTTATGGGACTACTTTTCTTCTTGGGATCTTATCAACCAGTGTAGGTTTTTCCATTCAGGTGAAGCTGAACATGCTATAATTAATGCGAATATAGAGGTTCCAAATGATAAAGAGCCTGGAGTCCGTGCTTATCTATCCGAGACATCTGATCATAAGCTTATCCTATTCGTTCATTTATATGGAGGCCATGGCAGAGTCCTTCCCATTACTATCAACTATATGGGCCTAAAAGAAACGATTCCCCTGGCCGGCGGCATACTCTACTGGAAAATGTTTGAGAAATTTGGCAATATCAGCATAACAACCGAGTGCCAGAGCAAGAAATTCTACATAGATCCATCCAAGGAATACACAGACACAACTTTTTCATTCGCAGATGGCCGGATAAAAAGCCTTGGCGGCTATACCGGTTATGTCAATAATAACATATAGGAGGAGAGGGCAAATGACACAGAAAACTTTGGTTAATGCGATTATCGAGGCGCAGAGGTTTCTTAAGATCGCAAGGGATGTCAAGTATGATAAGTATGGAGTGGAGTATGGGAAAGCTTCTGCGGCATGCAAGAGGGCAAGTATGGATTTAACGAGGGCGTTGGCTGAAATGAGGAGGGCGCAATAAATGAGTACAGGGCAACTACAAGAACTAATGAGGGTGGAATTTCGCGGCCATACATTCAATTTCTACAACACCATAGATATCGATGCATTAACCAATTCCATATTCGGTGATGAGTATGAGATATTCAAATCCGATATCAAGTTTAACTCGGGTGATGTTATCCTTGATGCCGGAGCCAATGAGGGTGTATTCTCCATCATGATGGCCAAATGCTTTCCCGAAGTCCGGGTTATCGCCATGGAGCCGGTTCCCCGCACCTTCTCCCAGCTCATGCGCAATGTAGGTTTAAACGGGTTCATGCCAAACCTCCAATATGTTAACGTAGGCCTAGGCCGCGAACCGGGCAACATCACCTTAACCATGAGCAAGGATCACTCCGGGGGCTCCTCTCTCTATTGCACCTATATCCCATCAGATCATGAGCAGATTCCCATAACCGTTATTCCCCTTGACCAAGCCTTTGCCGATTATAAGATAGACCGCATACGCCTCCTGAAAATGGACATTGAGGGAATGGAGTACGATGTGTTATATGGTAGTAAGCGGTTAAAGGACATAGACTACTTCACCGGCGAGTTCCATATCAACCAGCAATTGATGTATAGGGGGCGGCGGTTGGATGGATTGGCTAACTGGCTGGGGCGGCAGACTAAAATAATACACATAACAACTGTGAATATGGCAGAGTGAGAGAAGATAAGATAAGAAAATTCCAGGAGCGTTTATATGATTGTCTAAGCCCTTACAAGTTATATTTGATTATTCCGATGCGCCTACATTGAAACGATTCGCTCTCTCAAATGCGCGATTTCGTTCAATAATGGGGCCTTTTGGAAGTGGGAAGTCGTCTGCCTGCGTCATGGAGATTCCTCGTCGCGCCCATATGCAGAAACCCGGCCCCGATGGTATCCGTAGAAGTCGCTGGGCAGTAGTCAGGAATTGTTATGATGATCAAACCGAAGTTCTTACCGAACAACGGGGATGGCAACTATTCAAGGACTTACTTCCTTCCGATAAAGTAGCTAGTCTTGTTAATAATAAAGAACTTGTTTTTGTAACTCCCACCAATTATTATTCTTATCCATATAAGGGTGAAATGATTGGGTACAAGAATAGATCTGTAGATTTTCTTGTAACTCCTGATCATAATTTATACGCTTCAATGATTAATGGGCGTACCAAGAAGATGTATGGATATAAATTACATAAGGCATCTGATATATATGGAATGACTCATTATAAATTTAAGTTAAATGCCGAAGAATATAATGGTGGCAGTTCAGAGTTTTCAGAAAGAATGTTTGAATTTTTTGGATTTTGGTTTGCTGAAGGATTTTGTGGAAATTTTAACGGAAAAAGACAGCTTGTTATTACTCAAAAAGAAAATGAAGAATATGTTGAAAATCTTCTTAAGGATTGTGGTTTTAATTATAATAAATCATGGAATGTTGCGGCATATCGATATAGTATATATCTTACAGATAGAATCAAAAAAATAATTGATGATTTATTATGCTGTGGAAAGGCATTGACAAAATTTTTACCTCCTTGGATTAAGTCGGCCCCGAGGGGACACCTTATCTCGTTTCTACGTGGATTTGAAATGGGAGATGGGCATACAAGAAAACATAAAAATGATTCTACTCGACTTTATACAGCCTCGGAAAGATTAGCTAATGATTTACAGGAAATTATTCTATTATCTGGTGGAAGTGCAAGTTTAAATCGAAATATTTGTATTGCCAAGGGGAACAGTTTTAAGGGTCAAGGGTTTCAATTTAGGCTAACTGTTTATCAATCAAATCAATATCAACCACAAACTCAAAAGCAAGGTGGAAAATCCGGTTGGTATAAAAATGATTATAATGGAAACGTATATTGTGTTGAAGTACCGAGCCATATTATATTTACCCGTAGAAATAAAAAAATACTAATAAATTCAAACAGTTACAATCAATTGAAAGACACAACCATTAAAACTTTCCATGACTGGTTTCCCCCATCTGTTTTTGGCGAGTATCGTGTAACCGATCATACCTACTTCATAACAAAATTTCCGGGTGTCCATATTGAGGTAATGTTTCGCGCCTTAGATCGCCCCGACCAGGTATCCAATCTTCTCTCCCTCGAACTCACCGGCGCATGGTTTAATGAGTCACGCGAGATTCCATCAACCATTATCGAGGCCATGGATGGGCGTATAAACCGTTATCCTTCCCTTCGTGATGGCGGCGCATCCTGGTGCGGCATAATGATGGATACAAACCCTCCTGATGACCAGTCCTGGCTTTATCGTATGCATGAGATCGTAAAGCCTGACAACTGGGCCATATTCAAGCAACCGTCCGGCTTATCAATCCACGCAGAAAACATTACTCATCTTGCCAAGAATTATTACAAGGAGCTCGCAAAAGGTAAAACTGAAATGTATGTCCGGGTTTATATCCATGGTCAGTATGGTTATCTTGTTTCCGGCAAACCTGTATTCCAGTCCTATGTTGATAATGTCCATGTGGCCCCCAGGAAGTTAGAGCCAGAAAAAGGTCTAGATGTGATTCTCGGGTTTGATTTCGGTCTTTCTCCCGCTTGCACCATAGGCCAGATTTCCCATACTGGCCAGCTCCGTATCCTTGATGAATTAGTCTCAGACGGTATGGGCATAATGCAATTCTGTAAATTCCAGCTTATTCCTCTTCTCCAGCAAAAATATTTCGGTTTAAGGGTGGTTGGCTTTGGAGATCCGTCAGGGACAAGCCGCGCTCAAACAGATGAGTCCACCTGTTTCGATATCCTCCACTCCGATGAAGTAGGATTAACAAACGTAAAGGAAGCCCCTACCAACGCAATTGTTCCCCGTGTCATGGCTGTGGAGAACTTCTTGAACAAGATGTATAGGGGTGAGCCGGCCTTCCTTCTCTCCCCTCATCTAAAATATCTTCGCAAGGCCATGAATGGTGGCTATCATTATGAATTAGACCCCAAACGTGGTGTCGGATCGAACGAATATAAGCTGATCCCTGTTAAGAATTTTTTCAGTCACATTAGCGATTCTCTTCAGTATTTATGCCTTTACATATCAGAAATGAGCATGGAGAAAAAGTTGCGGCAGTCGTTCCTTTCGCAGATAAAATATAATGGACCGTATCGTCCGGCAAGCACAACGGCTGGTTATTAGAAAGTTGAATAGTGTTATTAACAGAACAAAATAAAGTTTCCGGGAGGTTCCCATGGCAGATGCAATAAGTTCAGCATTAAATTCATCACAGAGGGATTCCGAGGGCATGCGGTCATTTGGTTATCGGTTAAAGAACCAGTTTTCTCTCAATGCCGCATATCGCAGGCCGAAAGAGTTGGAATGGCTGGAATCCTTGCGCCAGTATAAGGGCCTATATGACCCCGGAGTTGTAATAGCCCCCGGCGCCTCTCGCGTGTATCCCAAGATCACTCGCTCCAAGGTCAACATAGTCCTCTCTCGCCTGCATGAAATGCTCTTTCCCGAAACTGACAAGAATTGGGAAATCCTGCCGACCCCCGAGCCATCTATCTCCCAGCAACAGGTCATGCAAATAGCCCAGGGCATGATTACTCAAGATCCAGAAACAGGTCAACCCATCATACCCACTCCTGAAGATCTCCTTATCGCCATTCGCAAGTTTGCCAAATCCCGCTGCGAAGCCATGTCAATCCAGATGGATGATCAGCTTACCGAAATGCAATATAGCGAGGAAACAAAAAAGGTCCTCCGCTCCGGGCTCATGTATGGAACAGGCGTTATGAAAGGTCCCTTAATCTCCAGCGCAACCATGCGCAAGTGGGAAGCCGGTGAAAATGGAGAGTATAACGAAGCTGCCGAAGATCGTGATATTCCGTTCTATGAATGTACCCGTATCTGGGACTGGTATCCAGACATGACTGTGACAGATATAGACAAAATAGAAGGCACGTTTGAACGCCATCTAATGACCAAGCATGACCTTCGCCTATTAGTCAAGCGTCCTGATTTCTACGGCGATATCATTACCGAATACCTTACCAACCATCCCAGCGGCGATTATGTGCCAAAAGCATGGGAAACAGATCTCCAGGTTATAGAAGTGGAGGCCGGCACAAAGCAGGAAGGCCAATATACAACCACGACATCTTCCTCTCTTACTCTTGATGAATCGTCCCGTTCAACCTACCGTCAAATCGGCAAGAAATATGAGATGCTGGAATACTGGGGTTATGTGGATGGATCGGATCTTGAAGCATGCGGCATAAGCATTGATGACCCTCTTCTTGAATATGGAGCTAATGTATGGTTGTTAGGCGGCATTCCTGTAAAAGTTGTGTTATTTGAAGGCGCCCTGGACAAGTATAAAGTATTCTATTATGAAAAGGACGAGACAAGCATATTCGGTGAAGGATTAGCTCGCATTATGCGCCACTCCCAACTCTCCATATCCGCTGCCGCCCGTATGGTTTTGGATAACGGCGCATGTGTAGCCGGCCCCAATGTAGAGGTAAACTGGTCTTTATGCACTCCCGATACCGATCTGACCTCATTTTATCCCCGTAAGATATGGTTCAGAGAAGGCCGTGGCGTAGAAGCCCAGTATCCAGCCATTCGTGCGCTTAACTTTGACTCCCACGTAGAAGAACTCTTAACCATAGTGGATGCATTCAAGCAATTTGGCGATGAGGAAACCACCCTCCCCACCTGGATGATCGGGCAGATGGTTAATAACGAAACTGCCCAGGCCACCTCAGGCCGCATGTCCACCATAACAATATCTATCAAGGACGTTGTGAAGAATTTTGATTCCTTCACCGAAAAAATCATGCGCGATCTCTATGCCTGGAACATGGAATTCAATCCGCGAGAGGATATAAAAGGTGATTTTAAGGCAAGGGCTCGTGGGGTATCCAGTTTGGTCATGAAAGAAATCCGCATGCAGGCCCTTAACCAGCTTTCCACCACCCTATTGCCCGAGGACTGGGATTATATTGACCGGCGTGAGTTCCTCCAGGAACGTTTTAAGGCCCATGATATCGTAATCCCGCTGAAAACAGAGGAAGAAGTCAGCAAGATGCGTGAAGAGCGTGAGAATTCTATCATGAACAAGCTTACTATTGAGAATCTCCAGGCTGAAAATGCCTACAAACGCTCTCAAACCATGGCCATGCTAACAAAAGCCAAGGATAAGAACATTGAGGCCATGCAAAAAGCCAATGAGCCCCCGGAAGGCACTCCCCAAGAAGATGAGAGGATAATTCAGGGCGATCTTGCGCTCCAGCAAACAGATAAAATGGGTAAAGCAGCTAAAATTCGTCAGGAAGAAGAGAAACACGCGCAGGAAATGGCTCATGCCGAAGAAAAACACGATTTAGACATGAAAACAGAGGCCCACAAGACAGCAACCGATATAGCAATCAAGCAAACTAAAGCAGAAATGGATGTGGAAGCTAAAAAGGCAGATATCAAGGCCAAGGAAGAGTTAACCAAGGTAAAGAAGGTGGCTATGAAAAAGTCAGCCAGTGGTATAAACAAGCCTAAGCCATCATCAAAGAGCAAAGTCGTTAAATAAGGAGGGCATATGATTGATCGAGGATTAAAAGCGGTGGCGATAGGTGAGTTCAGCCAATTAAAGCATACGCCTGCCGGCACAACGATTCATAAACTCATTTCCATTCTTCTTGCCGAAAAGAGAGAAGATAATGATATTGCAACAGGGGATGAAGTAAGGCATAATCAGGGCCAGATAGATGCTTATAAACAACTCCTAACATACCTTGATCGCGGCGTTCCCGGCTCGATGTAAAAATTGTTCTTGACAACATGGTGATTTTATGGCAGATGTTCAGAAAAGTATATTGAAAACCATATTACGTAAAGCCGAAAACGTACAGGATTGTAAGAAGGATGAGGGCACCATAACTCTAACCAAGAAGGAGGCGATTGCGATCCTTCAGGCTATAGAGGGTGGAAAACGGATACTGCAATCTAAATTGTAGTACGGCTTAAAGCGCAAGATTCATAAGCGACCAAAGGCGAATGTTGGATTAATTTCCAGTGTT